TAAGATCTTTTTAGATTGGGACTGGTCGTGATGCATATACTTGCAAGCAAAACCGATTCTTTTTATTCTTTGATCGAACATACAATGCCTGATAAGTGAGTGTACGTAAAGTATAACATCTAATGCGTGTACGTCAACCTAGTTAAAGCTACCGGTGTCGATGCTATTAAACTGTTTAGTCATTTTGTCGAACATCTTCTTGTCTCGTTCAACAAGGATGCAGTTTCTTCCGGCTGCGAGTGCAGCTTTTCCAGTACTTCCACTGCCTGCAAACGTATCTAACACAGTGTCGTCTGGGTTAGTTAGCAGCTCAATGAAATATTGCAGCAACTCAACAGGTTTCTGTGTTGGGTGAATCTTTTCTCCAGTGCCGCCGCTAAAGCTGATCGTATTAGGTACTACTGCTTGGATCTTGCCGTCTTTTATTTTTCGAGCACTGACCATCTTTTGTGCTTCTTGCTCTGCTTCTTTGAATATTTTGCTTAACGAACAGTCAGCAATGTTTTCTTTTACTTTACGATACACGATAGAGCTGATTTTATCTGCTAGTGCATAACGATCTACGATGGTGCCAAACTCAGTAGCACTGTTAAATGTTCGTTTACCGCCTGGTTTTATCCCCCATAGAATATACTCGCAGCCGCTCACTGGGTTTACTTTTCTATTAAAAGGAACAGCGGCAGGCTTCTTCCAGGTAAACACCCTTTTTGGTTCGAACCCTTGCTTTTCCATTATATGCCATAGGTGTGAGATGTACTTGTCTGATATAAACACTGCAAACGCAGCACCTTTTCTCATTTTTTTGAACCAATGTTTACTCCAGTCTTCCATCTGGTCCAGAAACTCTTCGTGAGTTACAGTATCCCAGTCTTCTTCAAAATCTTCTGAAAACTGCTGACTATGAATGCTGTTCTTGTTTTCGCCTGTGTTTTTGTCCACCCAAACGGGCTTTGCGCCTTTTTCTGATATGTTATAAGGAGGATCCGTGAGCAACAGATCAACGCTATTATCAGCAACGTTGTCTAATTGGGTTTGCATAGGTCCTTGCAAGGTGGTAATCAATTTAATATTCCTCTGTTCTACTACTTTATTATACAGCATCAGTTGTGTAGTGTCAATCAATAACTAAAGTAAATCCAGGAAGGTTGTTACCAGGAATATGGCTGGGCGCATGGTACTGAAATTCGTAGTTCATTTGGCTAAAGGGCTTTTTCTTGACTTCTATACGTCCGTCTTTAGTAACTGTGATGTGTGCTAACATAGCCTCTACCTTGCCCATCATTTTCTTTAGAAGGTTATTGTAGTCGTCGCGTTTAGCGACTGTTTTAGCGTCAGCAAGAAACCCTGTTCCTAAAATGTAAACCATAATGTCAGCACCAGCAGTTGCTCCTCTTGCGTCCCAAGACGCTTTGCCTGCTTGCTTTTTCTTGTTAGGTGGTGCATCTGACAATTTCATATAATACTTGTAGTCTGCTGGCATCCCTGAGGGTCTCTTTCTGTCTCCTGCAACGCTTATGGGATATACTGCTTTTAGGAAGTCTCCATACTCGTCGAACTGTCCGGCAAACTCTTTAAGATCGTTAAATGTAAAGTCTTTCTTCCCTATTACTTTTGCCATTGCTTGGTTTTCTTCGGTGTTAGCAGCTTGGCTTCCGGCAATGATCTTATCTTTGTTATTGCCTTCGGTGTCTACAAACGCTCTAAAAAACCTGTGTGCTTCCTTTTCTTGGTCAGAAAGACTTAGGCTTCCCTTTTTTATTTGTTCTTTAAACTTATCCATAACGTTTCTGATAGCACGAAAACTTGTTCCGCTCCCTGCCCCGCTCTTTACACTAATCGGCCGGCCGTTAATCTCCACGTCTGCTAACATAGCATTGCCTGTAGGAAATATAATTTCTTCGGAAGGGTCTGCCATTACAATGGGAGTAAGAATTTCACCAAAGTCGATCCCTACTATGCGTCTCGTGTCTGCATCGATCTGACTGTTTACCTCAGCGTCAGCTTTTTTGCGTTCTCCGGCAGCAACTTCGACTAGTTGTATCAAAAATTCTTTAAGCACGTCGTCTACATTTAACCCAGGAATAGCTTTTTTAAGCGTAGAAACAAGAGTGCTTTTTGTGAAAGTTTTACCTTCAAGGCCTAACTTAGTAGGTATCAGTTGTTTTTGTGCAATCTTTGCTTGACCGCCTGACGACTGTTGCTTGAACGTGCTTACAAAATACACTGTTTGACCTGCTAAGTCCTTGTCTTCGAGCGTGTCTGGGAACACCACTGCTAGATCAGTGTACTTACCACTCAGGTCAGGAACGTTTTGGTCTGTTACTTGTGCACCTGCTCGTTGAAGTATTGAGCGGATCTGTTCTTCGGGCATCTGGATGCGCAGGTGCTGCACCTTTGATACTCTTGAGACTGTGCGTTTAATGTTTTGAGAAGGAACACCGTTGTCAACAAACCAACCTAGTGCTTGTCTGGTTGTAGCTAAGTCGGTTTCGCAAGTTATTTCTTTTGCTTTCATAATGATGTCCGTAGTTCCTTTTACAAAGTGATCAGTTTAATCTAACAAGTTCTCGTTCCATTCTCGATGACCTTCTCTGTAAGCCATATTTGTTTGTGTTTCACGAACCTCTACTCTAAAACACCATATACGCTCTGCTTCTCCTGGCCCCCAGTAGTCTGGTATAAAGACTCCGTTTACATACTTGTACAACATATCAGCCAGGCCTTCGCAGCCTAGTCTAGGCAAAACAGTGAGCCTAGCCATATTGCGTTTTTCAAGCTCTTTGTACATTTCAAATTCAGGGTCGTCCTCAGCTACTAAGAGTGTGTGGTCGAATTGATCTTGTAGTACTGATTTTAGCTCTTTCAAACCGCCGTAGTCCGCGACCCAGTTTCTTGTGTCGAGCTCGTTAGTACCAAAGTAGAACTTCATAGAAAAGCTATAGCCATGAATTACATTGCAATGACTGTCGGCCCTCCATTGTCTATAAGCACAGGCAAACTCATCTATGTATTCTTTGGTACTAACATATTTATAATTTACAGGTTGGTAATCTGTCATCTCTTCCTCCGTTGTATAAAGTTGACAACACGCAGAATATTTTTAGTGGGGTGAATGTTTGAGACCACTTGTTTAAGTGTAACACAAGTTAGTTATCTTTCCTATCTGTGCAGCGACGATTTTTAGGACAATTTTTTTCGTACATGCGGGCGGCTTCTAGAGTTGCTGTAACAGTAAGAAGCTCTTCGTGTACTTCCGTGACTTCTCTACTGATTTGTTCTGTTTCGGCAGAGGCTTGCTTAAACCGTCTCGACGCTCGCCTGATGACAAAACTTGCCCAAGCCCAACCTACAACTAAGACTATTGTTTCCACACCAAGACCTACGTAAATTATATAATCAGCAATCACCGTCTATTCCTTAATATAATAAGTATTTATTGACAATTTTATAATCTGCCGACTTTGTATGTTATACAGTACCTTATAGGAACTAATTCGAGTTCCTGGCCCTAACTACTTATTCTGCACTGGCCATTTGAGATAAAAAAGTATTGCGTCTTTATCTGAAAACAATGCTCGTACTGTAATGTTATGTCCTGACACGCTATAATCAGATTCTTTAACTATGTTAAAACTAACTGCGTGGTCCATACACCACTGGCCTTTAGCTGTTCTTTTCCACTCGCCTATGATATCTTTAACTAAATTAACCGGTATTTTATCTGCATCGTACATTTCATGAAAAAGGTTGTACTTGTAGACAGTCACACTTTCGTACTTACACGCAGGATTGTATACCACATTATCGTTATCGATACGCATACGATTTAGCCTTTGGAAACTTCAGCAAGTAGAATGTGTGCTGTTTTTCCGTCAGGTAGCAAAAGACACCAACTTCCCTTGTTGCTAGCATCTGATTAGACTCCGCTGCCCAAAACAGGTCTTTACTATTCTCTTGTAGCCACTGGCCTTCTTCTTTAAGTGCTAACCACGACTCGACGTGCCCTTGAACAACAGTGTCAGACGACATTATGTCGACTGCAAAACGATTTACCATGTGCCTTTTGTACACGGTATTGTTTTTGACAGTGTATTCTTGTGGGAGACTCATAGGTTCAACGCTTTTAAGTCGTCTATTAAAATTTCTTCGAACGTGTTCTTGCTATAGTCAGCAATATCTTGTTTGAGTTCAGCACTCTTTTTACGCAGTTTAGCAATCTCTTCCTTGGTCAATGAACGCATTGGCAGTGTTAAAAACTTCTCTACCTTGCCTACAAGAATCGGAGAGTATGCCTCGGCCTGTTTGATGATAGCAGACTCTGCTTGGTTGCGTAGTTCGATCTTTTGTTCGATCACACCTTTGATAAACTTAATCTTTGCGTCAGCATAGTCTATATCATCCTGCATCTTCTGCAGGATATAATTCTTACGGAGCTCGTTGTACTCGATACGCTTTGCGTACCACGTGTCTAACAAGTGTTTGAGAGACTCAAAGATGGTAATCTTATTGTTTTCGTCAATACAAGTAAAGTTCTCTGAGATCTTCTTAACTAGCTTTAACTTATTTAAGATCCATTCGTCGTCTTTCTCACCGAATGCCCGGTCTACGTGAATTTCGAACTCGAATTCATCGTTATCGCTCAGGTCGTTGTAGTCTTTGATAACCTTATCTTCTAACAGTTTGTCCAAAACGGCCTGGTACTGTTTGAGTGTGTAGCCCACAGGAATGCTTGTAATCAGTATGCGATGCTTTGTCTTGCGTGTAAAGCTACCTTTAATCTGCCACTGAATCGCACTGTCACCTTTTTCCACGGTGCACTTCATTCCTTCCCAGTGCGGCGTTAAGTCTGCTGTGACACGTTTGCCTTCAGCTTTCTGTCGTACCCACTTGACAATTTCGCGTGGCTTGCGGGGTAGTATCTTTTGTGCAAAGCCAATGCTCACACCTTCTGACCCGTTTATAGCCAATAACGGAATAGTAGGCACATAATAACGAGGTTCAATCTTAGTCCCTTCAAACTCTTGATGCTCAAGGTTAACAAAGTCGTCTTTAACGATCAGCCGCTTGAGGATAGGACTCATACGAGCAAAGATATAACGTGTTGCCGCAGCATCGTTAATAAACGCTGAACCAAAGTTACCATCACCTTCTAGCAACGGCACGTTGTTGCCGCTGCCCACGTAGTCTGCTGTCATGTTGACAATAGTGCCCTCTAGACTACCGTGCAAGTATTGTGAATAATCCTGCACCCTAGGACCTAGGTTTGACACTTTAACAAACTTGTCTACATTCTGCTGTAGCACCGTGTACAAAATCTTGCGGCTAGCGTTCTTCTGACCGTCTATATAGCTTGATAGCTTACGAACGTTATCGTATACGCTAAAATCAATGTACTCGTTTTGGAAAAAGTCTTCTAGTTGTACTTTTGGATTTATGCTCATTTACACTCTCTATGTATTTTCCGTATTCTAGTATTACTAATGGCACTATCTTAGTGTGTATAAATGTCTCTCTTTCACTAGATAACATTTTGCCAGTTAATCTGATTCCAAGATAGTCTACCGACTCGAACCCGTACTTTTCTCTAATTTCATAAATTATGCGATTTATATCTTTATCGAATAAGAACGGGTCTTTGAACCTTAGTTTACTCCACACGTTAAATTCTCATTACGTCAAATGGTGCTGCCTGCAGGATCTGTTCTTTGCGATAGTCTATTTTACTACCTGAGAACCATTGTGTAAAGAGGGCGGTGTCTTGGATAGACACTACCGGTAGCATTTCATCCATTGTGTCTTTTGCGATGATGTCCTGTAAGTCACGCACACTCCACGAGCCCAGACCTTTTACATAACTAACGTCTAGCTTGCTATCAATCTTGTTCACATCGCCAAACGTGTAAGCCCAGTCTTGAACTCTGTTGTTCTTTTTGCCAATGGCAATAGGTGTACGTAGTATCTTCATCAGTCCATTGTTCAAGTGATCCGGAAAGTACTTGTACATAAACAGCGACACTAGCCCACGGATTCTGCTTCCGTCTGCGTCTGCGTCTGTCGCGATGCAAATCTCAGCGTCTGGATACGTTGTAATGATTGAATACAGTTCGCTCAGTTCTTTGTTAGCCATGAACTTTTGATGACTAACTTCGAGCACGTTCAACGGAACACCCTTGAGTGCATAAAACGCATTGCCTTTCCGCCCCAAGCACTTGATTAGGCCGCCACTAGCCGAGTCACCTTCTACTACAAAGATACGTTCTGTTTTGCCAATAGCAGCAACATACTTGTCTGACTTGACTTTCTTTTTCTTTTCCAGCTTGTTAAGATCTTTCTTTGCTTCAAGATCCTCTTTCATTTTTGTGTAAGCTAGAATTTCGTCAATCAAGTCGTCGTTCTTCATCAGTTTCTTGGCAATTTTTTCTGCGTCAAATTCACCAATAGCTTCACGCACTTCTGCTGTAGAGTTTGTCACGTGTTCTTTAGTTTGGCTGTTGAACTTCAACTGGCTGAAACCGTTTAGGACTGCGTGAACTCTGAGATGCTGTTTTAGACGAGCAGGTGTGATGTCTACTTTCTTTCTGCGCTTGAGAATGTCACGTAGTTCGTTAACAACGGCACCCACGAAGAAGTCAATATGCGTACCTGCTTTCACACCCAACCCGTTTACAAGCGAGTAGGTTTGGAAACTGCCTTCTGACTTTGTAATACCAAACTGTGCGAATTCTGTTTGAATAATATCGCAGTCGCCGAAGTAGTCGTTGAACTTAACTTTCACAGCCTTGTTATTGAAGCGAAACTTTACTGTGTCAAACGCAAGAGCAAGCGACTTTACACGCTCTTCAATCATATCGATGTGTTCTTGGTCTATAGTTTCTAAACCAAAGAACTCGTAGTCTGGCTTAAACTTAACTGTAGTACCTTGGCGCACAGTATCTTTGGCGTCAATCTTTTCGACCTGGCCGTCTTTACTAACCATCTTGACTTCAGTCTTGCCGTCTGCTGACTTGGCCTCAAAACGTTCTGAGGTAACAAACGTAATCATAGAGCCAACGCCGTTCATGCCAATTGAATCACGATTGTCGTCATCGAAGTTTGATCCGGCTCTTGCCCGGGTAAACGCCGCTACCATTTGGTACTCTGGACCGTCTGGCGTTTGTATCTTTTCTGTAGGTATGCCACGGCCGTTGTCTGACACTGTGATAGTACCGTAGGCATCTATACTGACATCAATTTTTGTTGCGTATTCTCCTTTGGTTCGCACATGCTCGTCAATCGCGTTATCAATTATTTCGTTGATGACCTTAAGCAGTCCTCCTACTATTTTTACCTGTTTAAACTCTGCGTTGATAAACGCTGTCTCTTCTTGTACAACCTGGCTGCCCCCATACATTGAGAATCGCTGGCGTATGTGGCGAGCGTCGCTTAGTATCTTAAAATTGTCTGTCATATTTTTCCTTTTACAGTTGTTAACATAGTACGTGGTTTAGTACTAACGAATTGCTATCGTGTAATTAAACCCTGCTTCCTTGCTTGCTTTTCGTTTTGCTAGATTCTTTCCTCTATACTTAGTCCAAGTATAAATCGACTTTACTTCGATAAGAAGATTATATTTCGGAATGTATATATCAGGATAATATCTATGACTTTTTCCTTCGAACATATACTTTATATGCGGAACATTGCCAGGCCCTGTTATTATGTCGGTCTCGTTTAGTCCTGATTTTAGTAGGTCTATTATAACCTTATCTTCACTTCCCTGATAACGAACTTCCTTTCCACTTGGTAATACTAGCGTTTTTGTTCTGTACTCCGACTTCGCATTTGATAGAAATATTTTATGTGCAATATCAGCATTCTTGGCAGGATTATCAACACCGTAGTTTTGAATCCAGGTTTTCATTCTTCTTATTTGAAACTCGTCGGTTTTAGCATACGAATCTACACCGTATTTTTCTAACATTGTTAGTTTTCTTTTTTTGCCTATTTCGGGCCAAGCCTCTTTTATTTTCTTTTTGTTAATATCAGCTTTGGCAGGGTTGTCAACACCGTAGTTTTGAATCCAGGTTTCTTTTTTTCTTTCTTTAACTTCTCTACTTTGACTTATATTTTCAACACCGTACTTTTCTAACGTCTTTTTCTTCTTAGATTCTTTAACAGCTGGGCAGCTATTTGGACTTTGGAAACACCTCCACCCTTTGTTAGACTTGTTCTTTATAGTTCCTTGTTGGCCGCAGCCATAACTACACATTTGTTTCATATAATGCCTCCGTAGTATTTATGTCTACGAAGGCATTATGGTGGTTATTTGTCATCTCTAAAACGATGAAATCTAGGAAATCTTAGGCTATACTCTTCAGTTGAGTTCTGAGATTGAGTCACTGCGTCAGCGACAATTTCCACAGTTGAGCCTACAACCTTGTCACGATGTGCCCAAAAATCTACACGCTGTTTGTCAGATAAGCCAGATCCTACACTTACCTTAATGAATCGTTCGCTGTCAATGCCTTGGCACACTAATGCTCCTAAGACCCCTTCATTTTTGCCAGTGCCTTCCTGCAAGTCTATTACAGTCAGGTCTACAGAAATTGTCGGTTTTATTTTCAGCCAAGCGTGTGAGCGTTTACATACATAAGGTGCCTTTGGGTCTTTCAAAAGCAGGCCCTCGTACCCGCCTTCTACTGCTTTGCGGTTAATTTCTTCAAAGCGAGCAAAGCCTTCGGCTGTATCCAAGTCGACTTCCTCAAAGGCAACAACCTGCACGTTAGCAAGGAGCATATGAATTTCGTACTTTTCAAAGAAGTCTTGCAGGGCTTGATGACGCTGTTTTTGCGGTACGTGGTATTCTTCTTTGACAAAGTCCTTGAGAGGAATCATATCAAAGAGGTGTAGTACTGCGTCAGTAGTATTTACGTCTTCCTTACGCTGGACCTGCTTCATTAGGTCCTGAAAGCTACCTGACATGATCTCGCCGTCAAACACCATTGGCTCTGACAGCGATTTTGCTGCTGTCTCGAACTGCTTTACGATAGTAGGAAAGTTTGTAAACTCTTTTCCGTTGCGGCTAAACTGTTCAACAGTGCCGTCTGGGTTAACAATGGTCAATACGCGGACGCCGTCTAGCTTGACGTCAACCATCTTCTTTCCCTTTACTTTCTTTTCGTGGTTAGCAGCGTCGTGAGCAAGTTGGCACTTGAATACAGGAACGCCTAAATCTTCGCGCTTTTTGTCTTTGCACACCTTGTTAACAGTGCTTTCGCTAAACCCGGCTCGCATATCTTTGATAAGAATCCTACGGTAGAAACCGTTCCACTGATCTTGTGTAGCCACGCTCATTGCAAGTTCAATGGCATCACGAGCAGCGTGTCCAGTTAGTTCACGATTGTGTAGTTTTTCTGCGAGGTCAACAAAAGCAGGCCAAGGCAGACCCTGTCCGTCATCTGTTTCTTTGCGGGGGACTTTTTTAACACCGAACGTATACAGTTTGTCCAGCGCCATACGCAGACCGTCAAAAAACTCTGTAAGTTCTTCGTCGACTGCTTCTGAAAGGATAGTTTGTTTAGCCAGTTTGCTGTTGTCTGCTTCGAGACGTGCGATAATATCTTGCGGTTGGGTTCTCATTGAGTTTCCTTTGATTGACAGTAATTTATAGTACAATTATACTGCCAACCAAAGGATCTGTCAACCGTTACCTGGCGCGGACCTCGTCAAAGGTAACTTCGTTGACAAACTCACCGGCAATCCAGACAGTCTGCATTG